TAGCCGCATTCGGGGCAGGCCGCTTCCACCTGGCCGCTGGCGCCTGGCGCCTTACCGGCCTTCACCCGTGGCGCGAACAGATCGCCATCGGGGCAATGATCCTCGATGTTGGTGGCATATTCCAACACGAGGCAACTCTCCTTGCCATCGTACAGCCGCAGGCCGCGCCCGATGATCTGTTGTAGCAGCCGAACCGATTCTGTCTTGCGCAGGATCGCGATAACATCGACGTGGGGGACGTCGATGCCAACGGTCAAAACGCCGACATTGACTACATATTTGATCTTTTGTGCGGAGAAGCGCGCCAATATGTCTTTGCGATTTTTGGTTTCAGCCGTCACGATATCGGACAATGATGGTGGAAGACTGGCCATGACCTCCTGCGCGTGCTGCACCGTGGCGGCGAAGATCAGCACGCCCCGACGATCGCGCGCCTGGTAAACGATGTCGGCAACGATCGCAGCCGTCTTGCGCCCATGGCCATGATAAGCGCGGTCCACCGCCACGGCATCAAACTTCCCCTGCCGGTTAGGCAGCAGGCCATGCGTGTCGTACCCAACGGCATTGATCGCGCCGATCACTGGCGGCGTCAAATACCCCTCGCGGATCAAGCGTGGCGCATCGATCTGGATAACCGACTTAGCAAAATAGGGCTCGCGCGCGCTATCCTCGCCATTGAGGCGGCCATCAGGCCACTCGCGGAAGATATAGCCCGAGCCCAGTCGGTAGGGCGTGGCGGTCAATCCAACGACGCGCAGGTTCGGCTGGGCCGCCCGCATGGCGTCGATGATCGCCTTGAGCGTCGGCGTCAGCAGGTCGCATTCGTCTAGCACGACCATTGCGAAGTCACGCAGGAACGAGGATATGCGATTCTTGATCGTCAACGGCGAGCCGAAGATAACCGGATGCCGCGTCGATTTGCCGCCAGCGCTGGCTGAGAACATAGAGCATGGTTCACCGATCGCGCGATACTTGGCGGCATTCTGGACAACCAATTCGCTCGACGGCGCGGTGCACAGGATGCGCTTGCCGGTCATTTTGTGGATACGATGTGCAATATCCGCGATGATGAGACTCTTACCCGCGCCCGTCGCTGCCTCGATCATAATCGGTGCCGTCGATCGCTTGAGATGGGCGATGATGGCGTCGGAGGCTTCGGCCTGATATTGGCGGAGGGCGTGCACTAGATTCTACCATAGAATTTAGCAGGCTCGCCTGTAGACTTTCCGAAAAAATACCAAGCACAATTATCCTTACCTGTCATTTTAGTGCCTGGAATCCATTTCACGCGGCCAACGCTTACAATCTTTTGAAGAAGTGGAAGAAATGGCGTGGATTGCCTGGTGTGAATCCAGTCGGCATCGAACAACAGCCATGTCGGCGCCTGTTTCGAAAAATGCAGGATCATCGGATGTAACGTTCGCCTATCCCATGGCGGATTCGTGATGAAGCAATCGATGTTGCCGATCAATCGATGCAGCGCGTTGTGTTGATCGATATCGGCACGCCTTGGCTCGATATCCCATGCCGCTGCGCAACGATGGCCAGCGGCCACCAGCGCATCGACCAAGGCACCATTGCCGGCACAAGGCTCACAGAACCGAGCGCCGGCAATGAGATGTGGCAGCAACGGCAGGACAGCTTCGCGCGGCGTTGGGTAGAAATCACGCGGCACGCGATCGAAGGACGAGCGCTTGCCCACTAGGACACCTTCCAATAGCTCGATCCAGCTCCCCGCCAAGGCCCCAAATCCAGTCCCGGTAACTTCGCGGCGACGACCTTCGCATAGGCCACAGAGCCCGCGCGAGAGACCTTCGTCACCTTTCGCCCCGCGAACAAGCCATCCTTCTCACCACAGCTTGCGACGATCGATGCAAGCAAATCCTTCTTCCTTTCCTCCGCGCGCTCGATCGATTCGGTGAGATCATCCCATTCTGCCATCGTGCGATAAGCTTCCGGCGTGTTCACTTGCACACGCTTGGGGGCAAGGTGGTCAGCACTGGCTTCGGGGTTGGCGATGGTGTCCTGCACCTCAGCCCAGAACTGTTTAAGACGCGGCATGTTCGATTCTAGCCAGTCGTTGTCGGGCAAGATTGTTTCCAGCTTGGAGCCGTGGGGCGTGTGTTGCCAAAAATGCCACCATTTACGGCCGGTTATATAAAGAGACAGCTGCACTTGCGCCTCATAATGAGGCTGTTCGGCAAGCGTCTTGAATGGCACAGGGTTAGGATGATCGCGAAGTCGGTATGGGCTTTTAACTTCCAATCCGCCGTCATTGCCAACCAGCGCGTCAGGAGAACAGCCACTCCATTCCTCAAACGGGACAAAACCTGAAGGCGTGGTGTCCTGAGATGTTTCGATTTCATAGTCATAGATCGCACCTGCTTCGTTTTGATTGCCCCAAGCGGTTGCCACATTGCCGAAAAACTCACGTTCAGCACCGAGCGCTTCGCGTACTATTGCGCGCAATGCCGCTTCCCGTGTCATGAACGGCGACAAGCCAAGTGCTGCCCCCGCCATGCTGGCGGTTAATCTTCCTCTGCGGGCCTCAAACCATGCTTCAGTTTTCTGTTCGATCATTCTCCCGACCTTCTTTTTAACTGTGAAATTTTCATTTTAATCCGCGTTTCCTCGGAAAGTTTTTTCCCAAACATATGATGTTTTTCACCGGACAATTGATTTTTTGCCCGCGCGTCGCGCATTTTTTCTTTTGTTAAATCAGTGTGTTTGCGCCCGGCCATGGGGTGATTTTTCCCATTCGTGTGAGGACTGCTATTCTTCATTTTTAAAATAGATTCTTCGGTGTGGCGCTTGCCAAACATCGGATGATTCGGCTCAGAAAGTCTGGCGCTGTTTTCTGAAAGCTTACGCCTGTGCTCATCTGTCAATGCCTTTCCACGGGAAGGATGGTTTAGTTTAAAAGACTCAGAATATTTCATGCGAGCGCGCTCATAATCATGCCTAGAGGCTTTAATCCCTCTTGCCGACAATCCGCCCTCTGAGCACATGGTTACCAATGCAAACCATAGGCCCCGGGTATTGTATATTTTTGCAAGAAGCTTGTGCGCGAAAAGATGATCAGACGGCGTTAGCCGGATCAAATTAGACTTTCCGTTTAGTCCTCCTAACGATCTAGGAAGAATATGGTGTTTTTCCGTATAGCAAGAAGGAACAGGACTTGATTGCCTACCGGCAATAAACCTGTCGTAAACGTTTTTATAATTCATAAATCCTCCGTCACGGCGTCTGTTAAGCGGGGCAACGGATGACGAATCCGCTTTCGGCTGGCCGGCCTAGCCCCACGAAAACACAGACTAGAAGGGGACCGAATCTGAATCGTCGTCGAAAATTGGTGCAAGCTTTGGCTTAGGTGCGATGGCCGACTGACCAATGGAAACAGGCTTGTCCTTATCGCTAACGGCCTGGATATAGTTCCCACTCATTTTTCCGTTGTCGCCGTCAATCTCCCAAATGCCGACTCGAACAACCATTTGCTTGCTCACTAATGCGATCGCCAAATCATCATCGGTAGGCTTGCTAGACTTTCGCGCTAACTTGCCGCCAGCGTTAGCGTCAATCGCCGCCAGCATACGCTTGGCCTTGTCGCGCTTTTTCACAGGATCTTTCGCGCGAGGGTCATCATCCGTTGCCCAAATCTTGCTAAAGATCTTGCGGTTGAGAAAAACTTCCGGCTTCAGCACCGTCCAGCGGATGGACAGATACTCATTGCCATCGCGATCTTCCGCCCATTTGGCATCATCCGGCATTGCGAGAACGGATGAACCCTCAGGGATCGGCTCCATATTGCCGCCACCGCCATCGAACTCTTTCGTGCCTTCTTTCGACACATCCGTGTCGTTTCCGAGATTCCAAAAAGACATGTCAGTTCACTCCTTCTTGCATAGCGTCCCGTATTTCATCATCGGCTGGGGTGTCGGCGGCCGCCACAGTCTTAGGCGGCCGACCTCGCCTTGCCTTCTCGGGAACAATCCAGGCAGCAAGCGGATTTTTCCCATGTTCGACTGGCAGATCCTCGTGGATGCCGAGCCGATTTTTGCTAATATTGCTTGGCGTCAGATAGGTGACGAGAACACGGCTACCGTCGCTGATAGCCCGCTTGCGCTCATCTCCGGTAACAATCGTTTCCTGTTTCAGGAAGCCAACTACGTCGACGCTATCCACGTAACCGCTCATGGATTTATCGTGCAGGCGAAGCGAATAGCTGGTGTAGCTTTCCGCATCTGGCGGCTCGATCCGTATGATGTCGGAATGGGCAACGAAAACCACATTCATCCCGCGCTTGCGCATGATCTCAGCAGCCTTGCGAACGCGAAGGTGCATGGCCGTAACCATGCCGCGTCCCGCACCGTATCCGCCGCCTGCCTGCTGGATTGATTTTGCCTTGGGGTCGCTGTCGAGAACGGATTGAACGAAAAGATTTTCAAGGCCGCTTACGCTGTCGATGATCAATGTTTTATATTCATGATCCTCGCGAGCCAACGCCTTAAGCTGCTCCCATAATTGATCAGGCGTCCCGGTTTCGCCGAGTTCTGCGGGGCGTTGATCAACAGGTATGTCCCTAGGAACGGCCTCGCCTGTCGTGCGGATCAGGAATGGCTTTGGGAATGATGCGGCCACCGTGCTTTTCCCCGACCCTGGGGCGCCGCAAATCGTAATAATCAACGGCTCAAGCCCGGATGGGCCTGCGCCAGATAAGATGCTCATCGTCTCACTCCTTCTTTCTATTTGCGGGATTGCTTGTGCCGTAGGATTTGCTAGTATGCAAGAGCATTTTGCATAGGACGCGAAAAATGATGACATTGGATGAAGTGAGGGTAGCCTTGATCGACAAGCGAATATCGGTTGTCGCTGATCGCGTAGGTATACCGAATTCGACAATCTACGCCGTTCGCGATGGGCGAGCATCGAACCCCACTTATGCGGTTTTGAAAGCGCTCTCGGACTATCTTTCTAACGCGCAAGAAGGCTGATGGCATATGACTTCGCGGCGATTAGCCGGGAGCATCCCATTGCCACCGTGGTGGGAAACGTCGTAAATCTCAAGCGCTCGGGGAGGGAATGGAAAGGCATTTGTCCGTTCCACAAAGAAAAAACACCAAGTTTCACAGTCTATAACGATCGCTATCATTGCTTTGGCTGTGGCACTGACGGTGATGTCGTCGATTTTGTGCAGAATATTCAGGGTGGCTCTCGCGCCGAAGCCATAGAAAGCCTGACCGGCGGTCAGATACCGCGCATGACGCCGGCGCTCAAAAAGAAACTGGCGGCTGAGAAGATCAAGCGTGAAGAAAAGATGGTGTTCGAACACGCCAAGGCTCGCCTTGAGGCCCAACGCAGATGGGAAGATGCCAAGCCTCTTGATGGTTACAACGCCTATCTCGCGAAGAAGGGCGTCGCGCAGCACGGCTGCAAATGTGAAGATGCAAATCTGCTGGTCCCGATCTTCGATAGCGAAGGCGAGATCATGTCGGTGCAGCGCATAGCGCCTGATAGCGGCAAGCGATTCCATGCCGGCGCCAAGGTCGGTGGCGGCCGTTTCAATATCGGTATTCACTTCGGACGCACAATAATCTGTGAAGGCTATGCGACAGGCGCCAGTATTCACGAAGCCGTTGCCGATCATATTTGCGTCGCTTTCTCGAAGGCGAATATTCACATTATCGCCCGCGAAATGGCCGCGCTGGGCGTGCCGTGCATCATTGCCGCCGACACCAACGCGGTGGGCGAGATGCACAGCCTGGGGCGCGAGCTCAAAATGTTGGTCGTCTCGCCGGATTGCGGGTCTGACTTCAATGATCAACATAAGGACCGCGGCGCGGAAAGCGTCCGCAAAACCTTCGTCGATGCCATCCATGCGTACTCACTTGAGGCCGCGCAGATTGCGGAGGAGATAGAGAGCGAATCCAATCCAGTCGATCTATGGGCAACGCATGAACCACCGCTCTTGCCGCTTGGCCTACTGCCGCGACAGATAGAAGACTTCGCCTTCATCCTGGCGAGCGTCATGGGTGCCGATCCTGGCGGCCTCGCGATGGCTGCTCTGACATGCTGCGGTTCGATGATCGATGATCGTATCAGGCTCAAGATCAAGCGGCACGAGAAATGGACGGAGAGCGCCCGCATCTGGGTTACGCTGGTAGGTGGCCCGTCCGTCCTTAAATCACCTGTAATGCGGGTTGCTGGGGCGCATATCGCTTCTATCGATAGCAAGCGTGTCTGGGATCATTCGATCGCCATGCAGCGCTATCTTGCCGACAAGGAAAATGGCGAGCCTCCGCAGCCTGTCCAGCGCCTGCGCATCAACGATACGACAGTAGAGGCCGCGCAGGAGATATTGAAGCACAGTCCGCGCGGCGTGTTGTGTGTGCAGGACGAGTTGGCTGGCTGGTTCGCCGGTATGGAGCGCAATGGAAAGGGAAAGGGCGGCGATAATAGCTTCTGGCTACAGGCGTTTGGTGGCGGCCAGTTCAGCGTTGACCGCGTGTCGCGTGGCTCGATCGCTATTGAAAACCTATCGATCAGCCTTATCGGCGGCATCCAGCCCGACAAGATCCGAAGCGTTATGTCAGAGGCTTCCGATGACGGCATGATGCAGCGATTTTTCCCGATCGTCTTGCGCGAATCCGGCTATGATCAGGATATCGAGACGCCGGACGTCGGCGAGCATTACAATGCTCTGCTCGATCGATTGCATGATCTACAGCCGCATAAAAGTATCGTCGGTGATATGCCGCTGATCTTCGATGATCAGGCGCAGCAATATCGCACCGAGATGGCCCGCAGGCATGTCGATATGGTTTCCGTGATCTCCCACGCGAACAGCAAGATCGCCAGCCACATTGGCAAGTATAACGGGCTGTTCGGCCGACTGTGCATTATCTGGCATTGCATAGAACATGCATATGCGGACGAGATGCCTGAGGAGATAAATTTCGATACCGCACGCCGCGTTGGCGAGTTTATGCACGAATATTTGTTTCGACATCTCAAGGCTTTTTACACGGGCGTCCTCGGCATGTCGGACGATCTCGACGCACTTCGCGACCTGGGTGGGTATATTCTCACGCATGGCAAGGAGATGGTTTCGATGCGTGATTTGCAGCGATCAACACGCGCGCTCAAGAGCCTGAACCGCTTTGAAGGCGCTCGAATCTTCGAGCAAATGGAGGCGATGGGATGGCTTGAGCAGGTCCATAAGCGCTCCGATAGTCCGCAATGGGCGGTCAATCCGAAGGTGCATGATGTCTACACTGAGAAGGCAAATGCGGAGCGCGAGCGCCGCGAGGCGGTTCGGAGTGACATAACCAAGTTACTTGGTAGGGATTAAGGATTTCAAAATGAAACTTATATCTCGCGCGCAAGTGGCAAGTGCTGACAGTCGGATGTCATATCCAGCAGATATTGCCTCCGACTGTCACCAAACGCACTTGCAGGAAGTAAGAATAAAATCTCTTTTTTTATATAGAAGGTGCGTTTTGGATATCGCCTCGCGCCCGCGCGTAAGTGCCATCTGCTGACAGTCCGAAAGGGATTGATATGGACATCAAAATTACTTGCTCGTGCTGTTATGCTGAAAAGCTCACATGCGAGAGCGTGGGGTTTTTCGAAAACCTCTTCACATGTAATCTGACATGTGACGCGTGCGGGTTCATTACCAAGATGGAGATAGAGGGGGGTGAAATATTTCTTCGCCCGATGAAGGGGAGAAAGCAGCCGATCGGAATCGTGCTCCATAATTTTTGGAAATAATAAGATATGTGAAAAGAGGTTCCTGGCCTTTTGGTGCTTGCATTATATAAAATTCATATATAATCTCCTTAGTATCGGGAGATTGATTATGAAGATTGAAAAGGGAATACCGATTCCGATGTCTTATCCATTCGCAGCCATGGATGTCGGCGATAGCGTTTTAATCGAGGGGCAAGGTTCGAACGGAAAAGCGGCTATGGCCGCGCACGCCTGTGGGAAATATCATCGACGCAGATTTTCTTGTCGCTCTGTCGGAAATGATGTCAGGATATGGAGGCTCGCATGAGCGGAGGACCATCAGCACCGCTGCCCTTGTGGTTGGCGAAGGCGAGTGCGGTCAGCGCTGCCGTCGCTGGGCTTCTCTCAAATCACCGCTGGCCTTCGCCGAAGCGCAAGGCCGTGATTGAGGTCCAGGCGAAGCTATTAGATTTTAGCAAATTCGCTCAGTCCGATTGGCATAATCACAATCAGCTCAGGCTCAGTCTTGCTGCTTGGATCGCGGATCAGCCCGATATTCTGCGCGAAGCCGTCAGATCGCGCACGCACCGCTACGGCGATTTCGACACCGTTATGAAAGACTAGTAATATCATTTCGTTTCAGCTACACCCATCACTCGAAGGAGGCTCTAACATGTCCACGAAAGCCCCAACCACGCTTAGCAAGGGCACCAGCCTACC